GTCTGCTACCCCATCAAATGCCTGGGGCGCATCAGCAACCGGCAGAAGGGCCAGAAGTACGATGGCCAGCCGACCTACATCGAGTGGGCGGCCGACAAGATCGTGTTGCCCACCATCGAGGGCAGCAAAGCCAGCGGCGTCGTAATCTCATCCAGCGGTATGAAGGGTTCTGACATCCGCGGCCAGAACCACGCGCGTCCCGATGGCCAGGTTGTTCGGCCGCAGCTCGTGATGGTCGACGATCCGCAGACGACGGAGTCGGCGTGGTCACCATCGCAGAGCCAGAGGCGCGAGGCGATTCTTGCCGGCGATGTGCTGGGCATGGCGGGTCCGGGCAAGAAGATCGCCGGCCTGATGGCGTGCACGGTAATTCGCCCCGGGGATATGGCAGACAACGTCCTCGACCGCGAGAAGCATCCTGAATGGCAGGGCGAGCGGACGAAGATGGTGTATTCGTTCCCCGACGACGAAAAACTGTGGGCGAAGTATGGCCAGCTTCGCGCCGATTCGCTTCGCAACGATGGCGACGGTTCGGAGGCGACAACATTCTATCGAGAGCACCGCGAGGAGATGGATGCGGGTGCCCGCGTGGCCTGGCCGGAGCGTCACAACGAGGACGAGATCAGCGCTATCCAGCACGCGATGAACTTGCGGCTGCGCGACGAGGCCGCCTTCTTCGCTGAATACCAGAACGAACCGATCGTGGAAGAGATCGGTGACGAGATGCTCACCGCCCACGAGATATCGTCGAAGTTGAACGGCTACGATCGCGAAGTGATACCCATCAACTGCAACTACCTGACGATGTTCGTGGATGTCCAGCAGCGCGTGCTGTTCTGGATGCTGGTGGCGTGGGAAGAAGACTTCACCGGCTACATCGTGGGCTACGGTACGTGGCCCGATCAACGCCGGGCATACTTCACCTTACGGGACGTCACGGCCACTTTGGGCAGGGCGACGCCGGGCGCCGGGATGGAGGGCCAGATATACGCGGGGCTGGAGAAGCTGGCCGCACAGAAGCTGCCGCAGGCCTACCGACGGGAGGACGGCACGGAGCTGCGCATTGACCGCTGCCTGATCGACGCGAACTGGGGACAGAGCACCGAGGTAGTGTATCAGTTCTGCCGCCAGAGTCAGTTCGCTGGCGTCCTGTTGCCCAGCCACGGCAAGTACGTGGGAGCGTCAAGTGTTCCGTTCTCCGAGTATCGCCGCAAGCGCGGTGACCGCGTTGGCCTGCATTGGCGGATGCCCGCGACTGCTGGCCGGCGCCAAGTAAGATACGTGCTCGTGGACTCGAATTACTGGAAGACGTTTGTCCACGCGAGGCTGGCAGTGGCGATGGGCGATCCCGGCTGCCTGTCTCTTTTCGGCCACGATCAGAAAACGCACCGCCTGTTGGCTGATCATCTGACCGCCGAGTATCGCGTCCGCACCGCCGCCCAGAACCGCATCGTCGACGAATGGAAGCTGCGGGCCACGCGCCCCGACAATCACTGGCTGGATTGCCTGGTGGGATGTGCAGTGGCAGCCAGCGTGCAGGGAGCGACGCTGCCGAGCGTGGGTGAGCGGCCGAGCACCACCAAGACGCGCATCAAGTTATCCGCTCTTCAGAAGAAAACCAGAAATTGACCAAGAAAAACCCGTCATGTTGAGAGCCGACGGCGTATGTAATACAGTAGAGGGGCGGTGTTGAAAAGTCTCGCGATCATCGTGTCTATATCGAAGGCGATTCAATGGCAGATAGCCTTGAGAACAACATCAGAGATAACGCTACCGCACCCAGGCGCGCCAGCGGCGACTCCGGGAGTGTCGAGCAGCACTCGCTGACTGACCAGATCGCTGCGGACAAGTTCCTGGAGTCGAAGAAGGCCAGCCGCAAGAAGGGCCTGGGCATCAAGGTAACGAAGATTTCACCGGGAGGCTCAGTTTGATCTGGCCGTTCCGCAAGACGAAGAAGACTGTCCGGTCGATGCCTGTCGTCCTACGGGCACGCTATGACGCGGCGCAGACGACGGCCGACAACGCCCGCCACTGGGCGATGGCGGACGGCCTGAGCGCCGACGCCGCGATGTCCGCAGACGTACGGCGCAAGCTACGGGATCGGGCAAGATACGAAGTGGCGAACAACTCGTACGCGAAAGGCATCGTGCTGACGATCGCCAACGACACCATCGGCACGGGTCCGCGTCTGCAACTGCTCTCCGACAGCGACGAAGTAAACCACTACGTCGAAGGAGCGTTTGCGGAGTGGTCGAACGCGGTCGACCTGCCCGGCAAGCTTCGAACGATAAGGATGGCCAAGGCGACTGACGGTGAGGCATTCGCCCTGCTCACTGAAAACCCGATGATCGACTCGCCCGTCAAGCTCGACGTGCAACTGCTCGAAGCCGATCGGGTAGCATCGCCGGTAATGAACGTATTGCCCGTGCAGAACGAAGTCGACGGCATCTATCTCGATGGCTTCGGCAACCCGCACAGCTATTGCATCCTGCGGCAGCATCCGGGCGAGCTGGGCACTTGGAATATCGACTATGACGTGATCGGCGCCGCAGCAGTCGTTCACTGGTTTCGTTCAGACCGTCCCGGCCAGCATCGAGGCATACCGGAGATCACACCGGCCCTGCCGCTGTTTGCTCAGCTTCGGCGCTACACGCTGGCTGTGCTTGCCGCGGCCGAAACGGCTGCGGACTTCGCGGCGGTATTGTTCACAGACGCACCCGCCAACGGCGAGGCCGAGGCCCTGGAGCCGATGGATGTGGTCGAACTCGAGAAACGGATGGCAACCGTCCTGCCGGACGGCTGGAAGCTGGGGCAGGTTGAGGCACATCAACCGTCGACGACCTACAGCGAGTTCAAGCGCGAGATACTCAACGAGATCGCACGCTGCCTAAACCTGCCCTACAATATCGCCGCCTGCAACTCGTCGGGCTACAATTACGCGTCAGGGCGCCTCGACCACCAGACCTACTTCAAGTCGATCCGCGTCGAACAGGCGCACCTCGGCGAGGTCGTCCTCGACCGCATCTTCGACGCGTGGCTGGAAGAGGCCATGCTGCTGAGCGAGTTCGCTTCTCTGAGACATATCCCGCGTGCTGTCCATCAGTGGTTCTTCGACGGGACTGAGCACGTCGACCCGCTGAAAGAAGCCAGCGCACAAGCCAAGCGGTTGGAGAGCAACACCACGACGCTGGCGCAGGAATACGCTCGCCAGGGTAAGGACTGGGAGACCGAGCTTCACCAGCGTGCGAAGGAAAGGGAGCTGATGAAGCAACTGGGACTGATTGAAACGCCCGTCGCATCGCGACGACAGGAGAGCACGCAGAATGCCAAACGACGTTCAGCCTGACTACCTCACGTTCACCTGTCCGCTGACGATTGAGGCTGCCGGCGGCGCCGACAAGCCAACGCCGCGATTCCGGATGGTCGCCTACACTGGCGGTTTGATGCGGATCACGGGCTTCCCGCATCCGGTGGTCGTCGATCTGGAAGGATTGGCCATCGACCGCCAGGACATCCCCGTGCGGCTCGACCATAACCCGCGCCAGGGTGTGGGCCACACGCAGCGCGTCGTCGTCGAGAACGGCCAAGTCGTCGCCGAGGGCCTGATCAGTCGCGACACTTCGTGGGCGCGTGACGTGGCTAAGAGTGCCGGCAATGGCTTCCCCTGGCAGGCGAGTATCGGCGCGGGCGTGATCGATGCCGAGTTCGTTCCCAACGGCCAGACCGTTACGGTCAACGGCCGAACGTTCACCGGGCCGCTGCACGTGGTGCGCAGGGCCATCCTCAAGGAGATTTCGTTCGTGGACAGCGGAGCTGACACCCAAACGTCTGCGAAGATCGCAGCCAACCAGAGTACCGAGGAGACTACGCCGATGGAAGATGACGTGAAGAAAGAAGTCCAGACGGCCACCGAAGATGCCCCCAAGCAGGAGGCCGAAGAACCGAAGGTTGTGGCTGAACAGCCTCAGCCTGAAGAACCGAAGCCCGTCCCGACGGAAGTAAACGCCGCCGCGAGCGCTGACGATCCTGTGGCCGACGTGCGCAAGCGCATGGCCGCCGAGACCCGCCGGGTCGACGCCATCCGCAAGCTGTGCGCCGGCAAACACCCCGACATCGAGGCAAGAGCCATCGAAGAGGGCTGGGACGAGACGAAGGCCGAACTGCACCTCCTTCGCGCCAATCGCCCGAAGGTGCCCCCCGTCAATGTTCCCCAGCGGCCGACCGGCCCGCAGGTCTTTGAGGCCGTGGCGCTGATGGCGTCGGGCATGCCGATGCCCAAGATCGAGGCGGCTTACCAGGAGCCGGTGCTGGAGGCGGCCGACAAGCTGCGCGGCGTCGGCATCCAGGAGTTCTGTGAGCTCGCCTGCGGACGGCAGCTTCCCCGCTTCCGCCGCGATGCCAGCGGCTGGCTGCAGGCCGCGTTCTCCACTACCAGTCTGCCGGGCATCCTGTCCAACATCGCGAACAAGATGCTCCTCGAAGGCTACAACTACATCGAGGACGCCTGGCGGCGCGTGTGCCGCATCGCGAGCGTGAACGACTTCAAGGAGCACAGCCGCTACCGGATGACCGGCTCCTTCAAGTTCGAGCAGGTCGGCCCCGATGGCGAGCTGAAGCACGGCAAGCTCGACGAGCAGACCTACGGCCAGAAGGCGGCCACGCACGGGATTATGTTCGCGCTCACGCGGCAGATGATCATCAATGACGACATGGGCGCCTTCACCGACATCCCCCGGCAGATCGGGATGGGCGCTGCCGAGGCCATCGCCGACGCGGTGTGGTCGCTGCTGCTGAGCAACCCGGCACAGACCGACGGCGAGAACTTCTTTTCGGCCGCTCACAAGAACTACATTGACGGCGCCGACAGCGCGCTGTCCATCGACGGCCTGACCGCCGCCGAGGTGAAGTTCGGCGAGCAGACCAAGCCCAACGGCCGGCCGCTCGGCATCCCCGCGAGCATCCTGCTGGTGCCCACGGCACTCAAGGTCGCGGCGCAGCTGCTGATGACCGCGATGCAGGTCAACGAGACCACGACGGCCAACAAGCCCAAGCCCGCCGCCAACCCGCACGTGGGCAAGTTCGATGTTGTGAGTTCGGTGTATCTCGCCAACACGAGCTTCACGGGCGCGAGCTCCAAGGCTTGGTATCTCCTGACCGATCCCAACCGCCTG